GAAGAGAGCTGAAAGCTCGGGAGATTCTTTGTGGGGCAAAAGATTGTGAGAATGTAGCTATTGTAAAGCTAAGAACTCGTGGACCCTGGTTATGTTCTGAATGTGCTTACAAGGTTAAGGCGGTGAATGAGTTATGTCCTTAATTGACCGTTTTATGGAGGCATTTAGAGGTTCAGATCTTGCTCATGGGCAAACAACAATAGGAAACAAAAGGCGAAACGGAAAGACGGACGCAAAAAGTTTTATTGTTAAGCAGCCCTTGACCCGAGATTTAATAGAAGAGCATCTTAAAGGGGAGAAGGGTGTTGGATCCATCCCCATCAACGCCAATAACATGTGCAATTTCGGTGTTCTGGATATCGATACATATCCGATAGATCATAAGGAGATCTATAAGAAGTGTCGCAGTTATAAGCTACCTTTGGTGGTTTGCCGATCAAAGTCTGGGGGAGCACATTTGTTTTTGTTTATGAAGACCGAAACAAGTGCTACAGAAATTAGAGATTACCTTGGTGAGATTTCCGCTGCTCTTGGTTACTCAGGGTGTGAGATATTCCCGAAACAAGACCAGATATTAGCTGACCGGGGCGATGTAGGTAATTTTATTAATCTGCCATACTTCGATGCGAAGAACACTGTTAGATATGCGGTAGACCAGAATGGTGACGATCTGACAGTTGAACAGTTTCTTGATGAGGTGGATAAGAAACGCACAACTATAGCTCAACTTGAGAAAATAGACTTTGGCACCCAGAGGCAACAGTTCTCTGATGCCCCACCATGCTTACAGATGTTTCTGACCATGGGTATACCAGAAGGCACGAGGAACAAGGTTATGTTTAACTGTGCAATGTATCTTAAAAGAAAGTTCCCCGATTCATGGAAACAGAAGCACGAGGAGATGAACCAGAAGCATTGTACACCGCCCTTGCCAGCCACGGAGATTGTCAACTTGCAGAAGCAACTTGATAAGAAAGAGTATTTCTATACATGCAAAGAGGAGCCGATGGTTAGTCACTGCAATAAGTCTATATGTAAGTCTAGAGCATACGGAGTTGGTGACTCCGAGAACATCCCCAAGATCGGGGGTTTAACTATACTGTTATCTGAACCACGTCTCTTCTTTCTAGATGTCGATGGGCAGAGATTAGAGCTTACGACAGAACAGTTACAGATGCCTCTTCATTTTCAGAGAGCCTGCATGGAACAAATCAACCGTATGCCTCCCATACCAAAATCTACGGAATGGCAACCGATGATAGGAAAGTTGTTAAACACTGCAACACGAGTGGAGGTTTCTGAAGAACTTACGAGTGCTGGACAGTTTAAGGAACTGCTAGAGACATTTTGTGTTAGCCGTATTCGGGCAAAGTTCCCCGAAGAGATAGAGATGGGTAAACCATGGACAGAGGACGGATACACATATTTTACGATGAAAGGGTTGCAGGAGTTTTTGAGGCAGAGAAATTTTACCTTGTTTAATAGACCACAAATTCAGCAGAGACTGAAGGAACTAAACAACAATGAGGGTTGTCATGGAATATACAAGGTGAAAGCCGAGAGCGGTAAATGGAAAAACATCAGAGTGTGGTGGGTTCCAGAGTTTCAATCAACTGAGGTAGAGATACCTCCATTAAAAGAAAAGGAGAGTGAAGACGATGTCCCATTCTAAAGAATGGCGAGATCAAAGGTATGTGAAGATTGGAGAACTTGCCGATAAGTTCGGTGTCTCCAAGTCTACGATATACAAATGGGTTAACGAGAGAAGTTTTCCAAAACCCATTGTCTTTGGTGAAGCCAAGAAAAATACCACGGTGAGGTGGCTAGAGACGGATATTCAGGAATGGCTGGACACACGACCTAGAGATAAAGATGAGTGAGAAGCTTATTCTTGGACCACCTGGTTGTGGAAAAACGTATAGATTGATTAATATTGTTAAGGAGCAAATTCAAGACGGAGTAAAACCCGAGCGAATAGCCTTTGTTTCTTTCTCTAAGAAATCTATAGAAGAAGCCAGGTTGAGATCCTCGGTAGAGCTGGAGTTGCCATTTGACAAAGTTCCGTGGTTCAGGACTCTACATTCGATTGGCTTTCGATGGTTAGGCATGAAAGCTGAAGAGATTATTAACCGATACGATTTTAATAAGATCGGTAAACAACTAGGTATGGTATTTGATAATGGTACGGCTGCTGCTATGACAGATGGTCTTTTACCTGTATCTGCAAAAGAAGGGAACAAGTACCTAGAACTTATTGGACGAGCGAAGCTTCGTAAGATCAGTCTTGAAGACCAGTATAACGACTCTGGGAACTATGACATAAACTGGCCGATGCTTGTCAAGGTTAACGAGATTTACGCTAAGTATAAGTCGGACAACATGAAATATGACTTTACGGACATGATATCTTTATTTGTGGCACAGGGCACGGCACCTTCTTTAGATGTCTTAATTGTTGACGAGGCTCAAGACCTCACTCCTCTTCAATGGGATCAGGTAGATGTTTTACGTCAGTCTGTAGAGAAAGTTTGGTATGCCGGTGACGATGATCAGGCAGTGCATAGATGGATGGGAGTTGACGTAGGTTTGTTTATGAACGCATGTGATGATGTAGAGGTTCTGGATCAAAGTTATAGAGTTCCAAACTCTGCTCACGCATTAGCACAGAGAGTAGTGTCTAGAATAGCTGATAGGCATGAAAAGAGGTGGAGGCCAACAGACAGAGAGGGGTCTGTTACATATCACAGACATTGGTATGATGTGAACATTGACCGTGGTTCGTGGACAATTATGGCAAGAACCAATAGGATTATACAAGATGTTTCTGAAAGTCTTAGACAGACAGGTTACTATTTTGAGAGAAACGGACGACCAAGCATAGACCCGATGTTGCTCAAGAGCATAGACACTTGGGAAGCACTGGCAAGTGACATTTCTGTTTCAATATCAGCCGTTAGAGATCTCTATAAACTTGTGCCCAAGAGAGGGGAGAATGCCGTTGTTAAGTGGGGGTCTTCAAAATCATTAGAGGGTATAGAAGAGGATGTTATGCTTACTTACGAGGATCTTGTACGGAACCATGGTATGTTGGCCTCTAAGGAGACTGACCCGATGTTTATCGTGAACATGTCTCCAGAAGAACGAAGGTACATGAACTTGATAATCAAGCGAGGAGAGGATATAACTAAACCAAGGATTAGGCTCTCTACCATTCATGCGATGAAAGGAGGAGAAGACGACAATGTCATGTTATTCACAGAGTCTGCATATCCTTGCGTTGAAACAAAATTTCCAGATGACGAGCACAGAATTTTCTATACAGGCATAACAAGAACAAAAGAGAATCTCCACATCATAGAGTCTGGAGCAAAATATAGGTATGAACTATGACAGATAAAAAAGGCAGAAATAGAATACTTGAGGCAGCAGGAGAACATATTAACGGAGCGAGAGCCAAGGACTATGGCGATGCATACGAGAACCATGACCGTATCGCCAAGATGTGGTCTATAGTACTTGAGAAAGAAGTTACAGTAGAACAGGTCTACATGTGCATGATCGCAGTTAAGTTATCCCGGTTGATGCAAACACCCTACCATGAAGATAGTGCAATAGATATCTGTGGGTATGGGGCACTACTCGGGGAGGCTGGTGATGGCAAAGGATAAGAGCACATTAGATTTCTGGGAACGTCAGGACTACAACCTGATTGATACGGATTGGACGGCACCAGAGGTGTTTCCTGATCTGACCAATTGTAAATACATGGCTATCGATCTGGAGACCTACGATCCAAACCTCACGACCCTCGGACCAGGGTGGACACGAGACGATGGATACATTGTCGGAGTGGCGGTAGCAGCTGGTGATTTTGAAGGATACTATCCTATTCGGCACGAACAGGGTGGTAATCTGTCCAAGAGACGAGTGCTAGAGTGGCTCAAGGCACAACTAGCAACTCCTCATATACCCAAGGTCATGCATAACGCAACTTACGATGCTGGATGGTTAAAGGCTGAAGGGATCAAGCTTGAGGGTCGAATTATAGATACAATGGTTGCAGCACCGTTGATCGATGAAAACAGATTTAGTTTTAGTCTTAACAATCTGGGTAGAGATTACATTAACATGTCCAAGAGTGAGAAAGCACTGAATGCAGCAGCTAAAAGTTTTGGTCTTGACCCTAAGAAAGACATGTGGCGATTGCCATCACGGTTTGTTGGAGCATATGCAGAGCAGGACGCTAGGATAACCCTACGTTTGTGGCAGACTTTTGAGAAGGAGCTACATAGCCAGGAGTTGATGACTATCTTTGATCTGGAGACCAGCCTTATACCTTTGATGCTTGAGATGCGATCTAAGGGTGTTCGGGTTGATCTGGATGGTGCTGAACAGGCAAAGACAAAACTTTTAAGAATGAAGAGAGATATTCTTGTAGATATCAAGAAGGATGTTGGTTTTGACATAGAACCGTGGGCAGCGGTCAGTGTTGCGAAAGCTTTTAAGAAATTAAACGTACCATTTAATATGACGGCAAATGAAAAGAACCCTGTGCCCTCGTTTACAAAATCCTTTCTACAAGCTTGTACGCATCCGATAGCTGGCAAGGTCTTGAGACTTCGGGAACTCGACAAGGCACATAACACATTTATAGATAGTATACTGAAACATGCTCACAAGGGACGGATTCACTGCGAGTTCCACCAGTTGAGATCCGATGACGGTGGTACGGTGACCGGGAGGTTTTCTTCCTCAAACCCTAACCTTCAGCAGATACCAGCACGAGAGCCTGAAATTAAGTCACTGATCCGTGGTTTGTTCTTACCCGAGCAAGGAGAGCAGTGGGGGAGTTTCGACTACTCCTCGCAAGAACCTCGGCTTCTGGTGCACTATTGTGCTTCCCTTGGGGATCAAGACCGTCATGCACAGATAGATAGCGTTGTAGAAGAGTATCACAAAGACGATGCTGACTTCCACCAGATGGTAGCTGACATGGCTGGCATCAACAGAAAGCAAGCAAAAACGGTTAACCTGGGTATTATGTATGGCATGGGACGGAAGAAACTAGCTGATACATTAGATATAACGATAGATGAAGCTAAAAATCTTCTTGAACGGTATCATGACAAAGTACCGTTTGTTAAGGGTCTGGCTGACAGGGTTTCGGTGACCGCTCAGAAGTATGGACGTATCCGTACAATTATGGGACGGAAGTGTCGATTCAATATGTGGGAACCACGAACCTTTGAATACTCCAAGCCTATTACAGAGAAGGAGATGAAGGAGTCAGCCTTTCCACAGAAGTACAGACGTGCCTTTACATACAAGGCTCTGAACAAACTTATACAGGGCAGTGCAGCCGATCAGACCAAGAAAGCTATGGCTGATTGTTTTGCCGAGGGTCTGGTGCCGTTGATGACGGTGCATGATGAATTGTGTTTTAGTATTGAAAGTGATGCACAAGCCGCTAAGATCAAGGAGATCATGGAGACAGGGTTAAAGCTCAAGGTGCCGAGTAAAGTGGATCAGGAGTTAGGTAATAATTGGGGAGAGGTTGGTTGACTTAAAAAGAAACTTCCTGTACTATTCTCAGGATGCTCGATTAGCACCTCTGGTTTCTTCTCCGAAACAACACGCCTGTTTTTACAGAGGTGCTAACCACCCCCAAAAGTAGCTCTAGTTGTCGGATCTGGTACAAGTATTGGGTTAACCCGGTTTGCTGATGAAGCAGCAGCTGGTGGTATGATATTGGGTATTTGATTTCTTACTTGATTAACAGATTCAATAATTTTTGGAGACACTTTTTCTACCGTATCTCTAACGTAAGGTGCAATTTCTTCCTCTGTTTCTGAAATAAGACCTTGTGTGCCCTTAGTTACACCTATTGCTGAAATAGATTGTAAAGCGGTAAATGCTTGAGCAAGAGGGTCATTAGCAACAAATCTTCCTCTAAAAAAATCTTTTAATTTTACACGATCCCTAGATGCCATCATTGCTTTTAAAACTTTAGGGTTCCTTAAAGCAGATGACATAAATTTAAACCCTGCTCCAGTTCCTAAAACAGCTAAAAAGTTACCACTAAATAATAGATTTCCAAGTGTAAAACCAAGAGCTATTTGAGGTGCAGCTAGGCCACCTTTTCCTTTTATAGATTGATCTGATGCTTTTACCATTGTTTCAGCAAGAGCACTTAATCCTTCATACCCATTTGGACCAAACATTTCGTCTAAAGTTTTCTTATCATATCCTCTTATAACACTTTGTAATTTTGAACCTAATCTTCCTGATTGAAAAGCCTCTACAAAATCTGAATTTAATACAACAGTTCCTCCTTCATCTGTGGTGGCTCCAATCTGCTTTAAAATTTTACCCATAGAAGCATCTTTAACTGCTTCCATAGTGTTAGGAGATAATATTTTTTTTGCTTCTTTTATAGCTTCTGCATTTCTAAAAACAGCATTCGCCAAAATTTCTGGATCAGTAGTA